GTTGTACAAGGAACTCCAGTATTACAAGATACTTGTACTTCTTGTCTAACGGGAAACACTATTCCACATAGAGTACGAAGATGTTCGGATGGTGAAACTGATTGTGTTTTATTACTTGACAATACATTTGACGGACATCTAATTTCATATTCAGACGGAATCGACCAATATTGTGGTGTTGTTGGATCAAACGGTAATTGTTTTGGACCATATTTTAATTTTATTCAAGATTACGGACTTTATGTTGACGAAGGAGGTTCCGCCACATGTATAGATTGTTTATCCACTTCAGCTCAAAAAATAAAACTTGTTAATTGTCTTGATTCAGAACAAACCGTAGTTGTTTGGTCTTCAGCTTTTTATGGTGCTGATGATGTCTCAAACTTATCTTTAATTAATGGTTGTTACGAAGTTAGTGGCTACACAGAAGAAGAAGTAACAATAAATTACTTTTTTAACTTTGAACCACAACCTGGATGTGATCCTTGTGTTGAATGTAATGGTGTTATTTATAGTTATACGGATTGTAATGGTGAGGATTTTTACACACTTAGGTCGTTTCAGGTGCTAAGTGGGGGTACTTATTTTTATGATCCTTTAAATGATATTTGTGCACAAATTGTAGGGACGGAATCTGCTTATGTTGGTATAACATATAGTGTTGAAACTTTTGAGGATTGTTCGGATTGTATTGCAAATGCGGATATAAATTATTATGAGGTAAGTATATGTGTTACTGGAAACACTTCAACAACTTTATATGTAACCACAGATAGTACGGTTTCAGTTGGTGACATCGTTAAATTAATGTGGGGTTCTAATGAATGGGTTTGTGGTGAAATTATTGATACAGCAAACCCTAATAGTGGAGAAACTTATTATAACACACAAAAAAATGGTTTTGGGACAACATTAATATATGATACTTGTGAAAATTGTAATTCACAAGGAGCAATAGGAATTACATTACTTTCTTGTGATATACCATACACAGAAAGTTTTGTTCAAATAACACTTGAGAATTATTTACAAATATTAAACTACGGGTCATTACAAAATTACTCCGTAAGTGACCAAGGTGGTAATTGTTATACAATATCAAACGTATGCCCAATACCTTTAAATTCAAATGAATTTACACCAGTTGGTTTTTATTTTAATTGTTCAATATGTTCTGAAAACAATCCAGATGTAAATCCGCCAAGAAGTGCAAATACAGAAACAATCATATGTCAAGAGGTATGTGATTTAAGTGGGGGTACAAGAACTGTATCAGTAACACCACCACACCCTGTGTGGACAGATGGATATGGAACACCTGTGACACAATTAAATATGGTTGTAATTGGTGGGGTAAACGGTTTAAACTCTTAATTATGAATTTAAATAGTATAATCAAAAAAGTATTAAAGGAAGAGTCTAGATCTGGTAGATATATGTTTTTTTCTAATTTAGAACAAATGAAACGACAATGTGAATTGTTATTAGATTTAGATGAACAAGAAATTGAATCTATTTTAGAACAAGGTCACGACTGGGCTCAAGATCACATTGCTGAAGCGAAAAATAATATGGATCAGGTTTTTGATTTTATTATGAACGAAACTGAGGGGGGTGATTCTGATAATTATTACGACGATGACATAGTAATGGAAGGTAGAAAAAAAACTGGAACAAAATTATGTGCTAGAGGAAAAACAGCCGCTAAATCAAAGTTTGACGTTTACCCAAGTGCGTATGCTAATGGTTATGCAGTACAAGTTTGTAAAGGAAAAAAACCAGGTCTTGACGGTAAAAAACGTTGTTCTGGTGTTTATTGTTAAAAAAAATAATTGTAAAATAATTGTAGTTATTTAAAATAAAATACATATCTTTGTCAAACATAAAAAAAATAAAGATATGAAAAGAATTATTAATTTTTTTAGACGATTTAAAGTGAACCTTTATCTAATGTCCAGAAAAAAGAATGGTATTGCTGCAACATACGAAGAACAACCAACGTCCTACGAAAAAACCTGTTTTCAAATTTGTTTAAAAGCAATTAAACATACGGATTCAAAATTTATGATTGCACCAAAATCTGAAAAAAGATACATTGAAAATAAACCGATGGATATTTTTATAACGATTGATGGTGGTAGGATAGATTTAACAAATCACGTTTATCATTATAGTGTAAAATTATCAGAGAGAAATCAAGAACGAATTACGTACATTTTTGATACTGAGACAGAAAAACGGAGATTGTCATATGAGGATTTAATTAATTCACAAATTAAAAACTCATTACATAACGTTTTAGAACGTATTACGAATCTCTAAAATAACCTTATCAACTAAAGAGTCAACCGACTCTTTTTTTGTTTTATGTGAAACCATAATCGGTTTTTGTCCTTTACCAGTCTGAGTGTCTTTTTTTTCCGCACGTCTTTTTTGTTGACAAGCGTTCTTTTTCTCAGAATCTGACATCTTACCAGCAACACCTGCGGCTCTACATTTAGGATATGAACCACTATCAGCGTCTTTTCTACCACAGGGGGGGTGTTTACCATCAACCTTACGACAAATATCAACCCAAGGTCCTTTTGGTTGTGAAGATCCTTTTGGTTTTTTCTTTTTACCAAACCAAACCGCCAAATCCTCATTGACCGGTTTTTCTTTTATTGAATGTACTGGGTGTGTCTCAACATTGTAGGAATTTTCTTTTTTTTCCCACATACCAACAATTTTTTTAACATTTTTTTTTATTGTGTTTTTTTTTAAATTTTTGTTTATAGGAATGTCACTCTCAATACTAAACGGACCAAGTTCTGGTTCTTCCCATTTTCTCATACCTAACTCTTGTGGTCCAGAGTACTCACCAGTTGTTGTTGATGTGGTCGCTTCTTTTAATATTTTCTTTAATATTTTCTCAATTATCATTACATATATAAATATCATAATATATGGAAAATGAAAATAAACAATTTGGTAGTTTATTTGGGACAATACCATTAATCTCTGAAGAACATCTGGATGCAATATTGTCTGCTATGACAAAAGAAGAATCTACTTATTACTTGGTTGAAGCAATAAAAGCGGCCTATAATAGGGGTGCATTTACAATTGGTGAAGTTGAGGTAATATCAAAAGCGATTAGACTGGTCGCATCAACTAATTAATATTTAATCGTTTTTTATCAAATAGTCATATCCATTGAATATAATAAATGTCCACAATCGTATATTTTATAAAAACCCCTTTCTTCCATAATTTGAGATTCACTTTTTGTCTTATCAAAACCCTCTTTAACCAAAATATCTTTTCTGTATTTGAAACGGTATTCTCGTTTTTTATTCTTAATATAGAAATAATTGGGTTCAGTTTTTTTTATAAAATCAAAACCGATTTTTTGATATAGATTACCAACACTCCAACGCCTATCGGCATAACTAATGATTTGTGTTGGTTTATGTTCAGATATAAATTTTTTTAACAATTTAGACGCACCACCAATAACATTATGATTTAACTTATTACAAAACCTAAGTAATTCATATTCACCATTATTGACATTTTTATTCCCCATACTTCTTCGTTTTTGTCCAAATGTCATTAACGAAACCAAAACATTGTTATAGTACAACCCGATGTTTACAGAACTACCAACACTACCTTGAATGTGATTTTGTTCAAGAAACGTCGTTTTTGTTTTGGTATCAACATATCTTAACTCACATTTCCTACCATATATTCGGACATCTGACAAACCCAATAAACTTTTTAATCTACTTTTAACGTGTTCTTGTTTAAACATCCATTCATCCTCAAAAATTTGAATTAATCTAATGTTACTTTTTTCACACAATTCAGTTTTATTTAGATGGTAGTTTTTATCTTTAAAAATTGTTGAATGATAATAAAGACCATTAAATTCAATTGCGAGATTATGTTCTGGAATATAAATATCTAATTCCTGACCATTAAGTACACCCCTATCGTTTCTAACATACGGGATATTAAGACTATCCAAAAATAAACAAATCTCATTCTCCTTAATTGATCTTAACTCATTGATGGGATTACAAGTGGTACAAGGGTTTAAATTCTCACCAAATCTAAAATATAATAAACTACGATTAATTTCATAGTTGGAGTCGCAAACATCACATAATATCGTTATATTGTTACCAACATAATCAATAATCTTTAAATCTTTGTACTTCACAAAAAACGAACTACGTTTAATATCCGAAACTTGTTTTCTAGAAGATTCTAAAATTAAGGGTGTTGTAACACCATACCTTAATGTGTTTGTTTGTTTAACCTTATCCTTGGTGGTCTGTAATTTTGAAATATGATCAACACCATATTTATCAAATGTTCTTTGTTTTATTAATTCTGAATTTTTAAACGGATTATCAAACCCAGTTTTTTTAATATTTGTTTGTTTAACCTTTTCTTTTATAACATCAGAAGACAATGGTACGATACCGCCGTATCTTTCAGTGTTTGTTGTTTTAATATCGTTTATCCTATCAACACACGTATTGGTACACACTAATGAACAATACTTACCATAACCCTCAGTAAGTGTTCGTTTAAATGTTAATTCTTTACCACAATTCTTACAGGTTGGTATCGTCGGTATCTTGAAGATGTAGTGCCAAACTTTTTGTTTAAACGCAACATCTTTTAAATGATTTGTATAAGAAATAATATCATCATATAATTCTACGTGATTTTTTTTTAAATGAATTTCTTTACATTTTGATCCATTATTATTTTTTTTTATAAAAAATTCTATTAAGTCCATATTTTTTTAATTATGTGATATTTATGTATGATGCAAAGATAATTATTATTGCAAATATAAACATAAATATTTAAAAAACAAGAAAAATGGCTGATTTATTAATGAAAATGCCCATACCTTACGAACCTAAACGTAATAACCGATGGATTTTAAGATTCCCGTCATCATTGGGATTAAACGAGTGGTACGTTGAAAGTACATCAAGACCGAAATTAAAAATTAATTCCGTTGCGATACCATTTTTGAACACTGAGGTTTATGTTGCTGGTAAATTTAACTGGGAAGCATTACCAGTTACATTTAGAGATCCAATTGGACCATCTGCAACACAAGCGGTTATGGAGTGGATAAGAACTTGTGCGGAGTCAGTAACGGGTAGAATGGGTTACGCGGCTGGATATAAGAAAAATGTTGATCTTGAAATGTTAGACCCAACTGGTGTTGTTGTTGAGAAATGGATTCTTGAAGGTGCTTTCTTAACAGGTTACGATGGGGGTGCTTTAAAATATGGTTCAGATGAGGTGTCAACAATATCAACAACAATTGTTATGGATCGTTGTATATTGGTTTATTGATTTTTACTAAAAAATATCTGTCCAAACTCAACTTTGTTAAATTCCCGTATATTTATATGTATGGGAATTTTTATTTGTAAAATATGTGACAAAGAATTTGATACAATTAACGGTATTAGATCACATTCAGCACAAAAACATAATATGTTGGCAGAAGATGTTTATGTTAAATATATCTTAAATGATGTAACACCTAAATGTGAATGTGGTTGTGGTGAGAAACCACCATTCATAACTGTAACAAAAGGGTTTTCAAGGTTTATACAATCACACCACAATAGAGTAAAAGGTAAAAATAATTTCCATAAGAATCCAGAAACACATAGAAAAGCAATTGAAACCCAAAAGAAAAATTGGAAAGAAGGAAAATATAAAGGATGGTGGGAAGATAGAACACCAGAAACAATCGCTAAAATAGAAGGTATTAAAACCAAACTTAGAAATGATAAAGAAAGAGGTAGAAAAATATCTGAAAAATTAAAAGGTGTTCCAAAAACTGAAGAAAGTAAAAGAAAATTATCCGAAACCCAAAAAAAAAGATTTATAGACAATCCTAGTTTAAAAGAACAAATGTCTAAAAGAAGAATTGACTGGTTAAAAACAAAACAAAGTAATAAAAAAACAAAATTAGAAATTAAGTTTGAAATCTTATTAAGTTTATTAAATGTTGGGTTTGCATATCAATATGAATTTAAACATAGATTATTTGATTTCTATATACCAACTAAAAACATACTAATTGAAGTTGATGGGGATTTTTATCACTGCAACCCAAATTCAAAACACAAAGAGGTTATTTATGAAACACAAGAATTAACTAAAAAAAATGATGAATATAAAAACCAATTATGTGAAAACCATAACATAACTCTTTTAAGATATTGGGAAAAAGACATTAACGAAAGACCTGAGTGGGTTATTTCTGATTTAAAAGAGAAACTTTTTCTGTAAAGACACATACCCTTTACATCCAAAACGTAAATCCGTATATTTATTTAAAAATAGTTATATGGATTTTTCTTTTTTTACAACAAATAATAAATCTGGTTATAAAACCAACGAAAAATGGTTAAGTAATAACGAACCAGAATTATACTCAAAAATAATTGAGTATTCCAAAAACATTCAAAACGAAATATCATTTAAAGAGAAAATATATTTTTATTTTCACAAACTAAAAGAAAGACCAAAATGTGTTTCTTGTTCTAATGAAATTAAATTTAGAAATAGGTTTGATAAACCATATGGTGATTTCTGTTCTTTAAGTTGTGCTAATAACTCAAAAGAAGAATTGGTTAATAGACAAAAGAGGACTTTCAACAAAAAGTATGGGGTTGATTTCTACCCCCACCATATTGACTTCGTTAAAAAACAAAAACAAACGAAGTTAGATAAATACGGTGATGAAAATTATAATAATGTTGAGAAAAGTAAAATAACTAAAGAATTATTGTATGGTAATAAAAAATATAATAATATTGAAAAACAAAAAGAAACCTGTGAATTAAGATATGGTGTTAATAATTACGCCAAATCGGAACATTATCACGATAAATTAAATGAAGAATATATTAAACTATACCCAGATGTAACATTCGTTCAAATAAAAAAAGGTCTCGTTGTAACAAAATGCGAAAAGTGTGGTAATAGTTCTGAAATAACAAAACAATTACTATATGAACGACATAAAAGAAACCATAACCATTGTTTAACGTGTAACCCAATCGGATTTAAACAACGTAGTAGTTATGAAGATGAAATTTGTGATTTATTAGATAGTACTAACATTAGTTATATTCAAAATTATAAACTACCTAATACAAAATTTGAAATTGATATTTTTTTACCGACACAAAACATTGGTATTGAATTCAATGGTTTATATTGGCATAATGAATTATTTAAAGATAAAGAATACCATTTAAATAAAACAAAGTTGTGTGATAATTTTAATATAAAATTAATTCATATCTTTGAAGATGAATGGTTATATAAACGTGATATTGTTAAATCAATACTCAAAAATAAACTAAATATTGGTGAAGATAAAATCTACGCTAGAAAATGTATTATAAAAGAAGTCTCAACACAAGAAACTAAAAATTTTTTAGAAAACAATCATATACAAGGTAATGTAAATTCAAAAGTTAAATTAGGTTTATATTATAATAATGAAATGGTATCGTTAATGACATTTTCTAAAGGTCGTATTATAATGGGGGGTAAATCTAACGAATGGGAGTTAAATAGGTTTTGTAATAAGATAAACACCACCGTTATTGGATCCGCATCTAAACTATTAAAAAAATTCATAAATGATTATCAACCAATCAAAATAGTATCATACTCTGACATACGACTTTTTGACGGAAAAATGTATGAGACATTAAAGTTTAAGGAAATCTCAACGTCAAAACCAAATTATTGGTATGTAATTGGTGACCTAAGACATTATAGGTTTTCTTTTAATAAGAAAAAACTTATAAAAGATGGGTACGACCCCAATAAAACTGAACAAGAAATTATGTTTGATCGTAAAATCTATAGGATTTATGATTGTGGTAATGTTCGGTGGGAATTAACATTTAATTGATATATTTTCCATAAACCTTTTGATTTTTTACCTTATTATGGTATAATTATAATATATGGAAACTGAAATAATAAAACGATACTCTGAAGGAGGGATTTCTTTGGAAACATTATGTAAAGAATTTAAGATTGGTAAACTGAAGGTAAAAAAAATCTTAACAGATAATAATATACCCCTTAATTCAAAGGGGGGGCAAACAAAATACACTCACAATAACATTAAACCAGAAATTGACCCACATATATTAGAATGTAAAAAGTGTCTTAAAAGGTATAACGATTATGAAAATAAAAGTGGTGCAATAACAGACCATATTAAAGAATGTTTTCCTAATGTTGAGATACCGACAGCATTCAAAAGAAGAATGTACCTTAAACAATATAAGGAACATTTTCACACTCAATTTTTTAATAAATGTGAAATTGTTAATACCCCAACAATTAAATGTCCAATATGTGAGTGGGAAACTTCAGATATTAATAATATTACCGGTTCATTAACAAAACATATAGAATTAAACCATTCAACAATAACCGACTTTATTGGTTCTTACCCTGACTATGAATTTTACTTCAATACCTTTAAAAAACTCAAGGCTAGAGAGGAAGACCTTTCAATTGAGGATAATTTTGTTATATGTAAAATATGTGACGAAAAAATGAAAATATTAAGTAATACACATTTATCGTTACACAATATAACGGCAGATGAATATAAACTTAAATATGGTGAAATAATCTCAAAAAACTTAAATGAATCATACATTAATAGATTAATGACCACCGAACCCAACACACCATTTAGAAGTGAACCTGAAAATGAAATATGTAATTTTTTAAGTGAAATTGGTGTTGAGTATTTAACTAATAATAAATCAGTACTAAATGGTACGGAACTAGATATTTTTATCCCAACACATAATATTGGAATAGAATATAATGGTTTATATTGGCATTCAGAAAAAAGGGGTAAACATAAAAATTATCATCTTGATAAAACTAAAAAATGTTTAACTAAAAATATTAAATTAATCCACATATTTTCTGATGAGTGGAAATCAAAAAAAGAAATTATTAAACAACGATTAAAAAATTTATTAAATAAAAATGAAGAAAAAATCTATGCGAGAAATTGTGAAATCGTTAGTATAACTAAAGAAGAAAAAAAATCATTCCTTGATTCACATCATTTACAAGGAAACGATAAATCAACCATTTATTATGGCCTTAAAAATAATGGTGTATTGGTGTCTGTTATAACATTGGGGAATTTACGTTCATCGTTAGGTCATAAAACAAAAAATGGTGGTTCACTTGAATTATACCGTTATTGCAACTTGAATGTAATTGGTGGTTTTAGTAAATTATTAAAACATATTATTAAACATCATAATCCGAATAAAATATTAACTTATGCGGATCGGAATTGGTCACCATCCGATGAATATTGTTTTTATGGTAAAAATGGTTTCAGTTTCGTCGGGTTTACTAAACCAAATTACCATTACACAAAAAATTATACCATTAAATTACATAGGTATAATTTTAGAAAAGATAAGTTGGTAAAAATGGGTTTTGACCCCAGTAAAACTGAAAATCAAATTATGTACGAGGAGGGGTTCGATAAAATATGGGACACTGGTAACTTAAAATATGAATTAGTTTTATAATAAAAAAAAAGGTCAGATAAATCTGACCTTTTTTTTATCTGTTTAAGATACTATTATCTTAACTCTCTCAAATCAAATGTACGAACACCATCAACAGTGATACGAGCATAGAAACGGTTATTCACCATTTTCTTCGCATACCTTGTCATTATTCCCTTTATTGGAGTAAAGTTAAATGGGTTATACATTGTAGGTGTTAATTGTAGAGGAACATACGGTGCGTAGATGTAACCAGTGTCCAATAGAGACGTACCTTTGTGACCAATCAAGATTTGATTTGGTGGAAAGTAAGGATCTCTATAAACTTGGTAACGACCTTGTAATGTACCAACTCTCTCAATACCCATATTGAACTGATCTTGCTCAGGTGAAGCGTTAGATACGTGGAAGTATTCTAAGTCATCAAAAATTGCAGAAACCTCAGATGAAACAACAATCCAGTTAGCACCACCTCTCAAAGTAGATTTGTGGATTTGTGCTGACAATTGGTTGATTGCTGTGATCAAAGTTTGATTCCAGTCTTTTTGAGTGTAAGAAGTTGTTAAGTTCAATCTTCTCCATCCGTTGTAGTCCCAACGTAAATCCCAAGCAGCACCTTTACGTAAGTCACGTAAAATTTCACGGTCAATTTCTGCAGCAACTTGTTCTGACAATAATGCTGTTAATTCAGCTTCAGCGTCAATATTATGGAATGCAGCAACGTCTTGTGCCAATTCTGGTGACCATTGTGCTCTCAATTTTCTTTCAGTTACAGAAACAGTTACTGATTCTAAATCAAAAGAAACCTCACCAATTTGGTCTTCAAACTCTAAATTTTTATATCTTCTATATACCGCAGTGAATGAATTACCAGATGCGATAGCGTCAATTGTTGTTCCAGTGTAACCATCTAATGAGTCAGCACCACAATCAAAACATGCAGGACAAGAAAGATCAATTTCTAAATAAATACAACCTTTTGCGTCACAGATATCATAATATGAACCACCATTTCCGTAATCACCACCAGTACCATTACCAAACGTTGTTTGTGTTGTATTTCCGTATTTAACAATACCTTTACCATATTGTTGTGTAACAACTCTGAATAACAATGGTGTTCCAGCAGAAACTTTACAAGGTGATTCAGCGTCAACAGTTAAACCAACATCAGCAATAATTTTAAGATCTGATAAGAAAGTTTCAGTGTCCATTTCATTACCATCAGGACCGATTAATTTACCAGCACCAGAATTTGCGAAACCACATAAAGAAACAATAACTTTTCTTGTGTTACCAGTGTAACCAGAAAAATTGTTACCAGCATTAACTAATTCACTACCTGACCAACGTTGTACAGTAGCACCTGTTGTTACTGCTGTCCATTGACCTTTTGAGTAATCAAACAATCCTGGAGGATCTAATCCTGCTTCACCACCTTCATAAAATAAATCATAAAGATTTTTAGTATATGGTGTACCTTCAGATGAACCTGGGTAACCAGCGTTTTTCTCAGTAGCATTAGAGTTTGGTGCTCCATATGGTGCGAAATGTTCACCACCATTAGCACTTAAATTGTTGTATCCTTGGATACGAGGTACAAAGAAAAACAATTTACCGATTGGTAAATTCATCGCTTGTACTGATACGATGTCATTTGCTAACAATTTAGAGAAAACTCGTCTTACGATAGGGAATACAACTGTTTCAAAAGCTCCATTAGAACCTTCACCTGTTGCTTCGTTAATCAAGAAAGACGCTTGGTTTTCATACAACTGCGCTACATTTTCTTTTAGGTGACCTTTAAGGCCTTCTAGGAATCCTAATTTATCCCATTTGTTAATTGTATCTTCTTTGATAACTTTAAGGTGTTTTAAACCGATGTTACCAACAAGACCTGATTCTAATAATGCTCCCATTTTATTTTTTTTTTAGCTTTATTTTTGGTTTATTATACAAATAAATACTTCTATTTGTTAAAAAGTTTATTTTATTTTTGACATTAAGTCTTTCATTCTCAAAAATTGAGGATTTTCATATGTTTTTGACTCAATTAAATTAACAGCGGATCCAGATGAAACTGTTTTATTTACTGTTCTGTTAATTGATTCATTAATTGAAGTACTCTCATTTATTGAACTAGATGAAATTTCATCTTTAATAATTCTGTAAAGATTTTTTGATTCTTTTAAAGTCTCAACGTTATCAAATCTTCGTAGAATGTTTATTTTTTCTTGTTTTGATGTTGAGTGTTCAGTGAACAATCTTGTAGCGTAAGCTAAATTTGAATTAAATACCGCAACTTCGTCTAATTTAGATCTAAATAAATCTAACGCTTTTCTGTATTCTTCATTTTTAGTACGCAACATCTCAACTTCTTCTTTGATTTGTTTTGGTGCTGCCATTAAACCGCTTTTAACTTTTCTGTCAATTGACTTTACAAATCTTGACGCTTCTTTCGCTTCAACTTTTTTTGGTTTAACTTTAAATT